GATTTGAACGCGGTCGCGGCATACACAATGGGCGTGCCGTCAATGGCGCTTGCCCCGCGCCACAGTATCACGCCGGAAATTTTGCCCCGATTCAACGCGGCGACGAAAGCGGATTTGTCAGTGTATTGCATAGCGGTTTTCCTTGTTTGCTGGTTTTCTAGTTTGCCAAATCGCAGATGATATTTGCCAACGGCCTATCGCCCCAATACAATTCCGCGTCGTCGATCAACCCGTTATTGGTGGCATTTTCCCAGATATCGGAAATGCTTGCGATAGCGCCAATGCCGTCGCCATTCCAAAGCATTTCTGCCTCTCCAATATTCCGCGCAAAAAAAGCGATTGCGAGCATAATTTGCACAGACGTATTGCGGGTGCCTGCGGTTGCCACGAATTCTGCAGCCTCCGCCGTTTCGTACCATTCCGACATGTTTGGACTCCTTCTTGCTAGCGCCGCGGCATAGCGCGGCAATGCATCTATACACGGGCGTTATACGGGGCGCAAGGAAATTTGCGCCGGATCGGTCGGGTCGGGTCGGGTCGGTCGGGTCGGTCGGGTCGGTCGCCTGGTCGGTCGCCGGATCGATCGGTCGGGTCGGGTCGGTCGCCGGATCGGTCGCCGGATCGGTCGCCGGATCGATCGGTCGGGTCGGATCGGTCGCCGGATCGGTCGCCGGATCGGTCGCCGGATCGGTCGGGTCGGTCGGGTCGGTCGGTCGCCTGGTCGGTCGCCGGATCAATCGGTCGGGTCGGGTCGGTCGCCGGATCGGTCGCCGGATCGGTCGCCGGGTCGGTCGCCGGATCGGTCGGGTCGGGTCGGTCGGGGGGCGTCAAAAAGTGTCATATACCTTTGGTTTATGCCGCGCCCCGCATAAACCTAAGTTATAAACCGCGCCCCGATTCCCGCCCCGATTCCCGCAAATCGCGCCCCGTCGCGACCCGATTCTGCGATGCGGCACGACCGATTCCGCGCTGCGGCGTGCCGCGTGCCGCATCGCGGCGTGCCGCCCGCACCCCCCCTCCAGTGGAAAAGTTCACCCCTCCAGTGGAAAAGTTCACCCCCACCGATGGAAAAGGTCAGGGCGATGCCTGGGCCAGGGTCATGGCCGCCCGAATCCACCCCCTCCAGTGGAAAAGTTCACCCCTCCGATGGAAAAGTTCAGCGCAGCCTGGCCGTCGCAAGGGCGCGGCGCAAACCCAGACGCATCTTGCGAGGCATCAGGTTCGCGGCGGCGCGACTCATCTTCGCATCAAAGTCTGTCCGCTTCTTGTATCTCGGCACCTTGTCGGTGAAGCCAAGCAGCTTTGTGACCCTGCTGCCCTTGCGGTCGCCGCCGATGGGATCAGGCTTCGTGGCATAGATGCCAGGGCCACCTCGACGCGACAGCGGATGATCAGGATCAGGCGCGAAATACCTGATGGCCCGTGATCTGCGCCCAGACTTTGTCCTCGCCTGATAGGGCTTGTTCTGGGCCGCATCGCGCTGCACGCCAAGCTGGGACGACACGCGGTTGATGAAGGCCATCGTCATGTTGCCGTGACCGTCGAGCGGGGTGTTCTCGGTCGGCAGGATCGCCCTGATGATTCCCCGGTACGCCAGGCGGGTGGCGAAGTTCTTTTCGAACCCCTTCATGGGTCGGCCACCGCCCGTGTCCTGCACCTCCAGATAATGCCGACCGACAACCATCTGCTTCCTGCGAAGGGCGCCCATCAGCGTGCGCTTGTTGCTGAATTGGACATAGAAGGCGTTCATGGTGAACTTGGTCGGCCTGTCGAAGGCCTTCTGCATCAGCGCCTTGTTGTACGTCTCCAGCGTCTTCAGCGTCTCGTTGATCGCGACCGAGGTCGCATAGGGCATCTGGGCGTTGATGAGGTTGTTCAGCTTCGCCTTCAGCTTGTCGGTGTCGGCCTTGATGCTGAATTCGATCATGTCGAGATCCTCCTGCTGGCGGCCAGCATAGCAAGAAAAAGCCCAGCCAAGAAGGCTGGGCAGTTGGCAGGTGCATGACCAACAGGGAGGAAGGTCGAGGTCATCTTACGCCATGCCAGCCGGAAGGCAACAACCTAATGCCGCAAGCCCTTGCCTGTGGTAGCATCTCGGCCAAGAGCGAAGGCAAGACGGAATTTATGATGGTTTCCCTGGAGGGCGTTGCGCGGGCTGGAGAGTTCCTCGCCGCGTCGATCATAGAGGCCAGAGGGTCCAGAGCATCGCATGTGGCGATCTACGGCACCGATCTGTGGGTGGAGACGCCCAGCGGCAGGATTCTGCGCGTACAGGTCAAGACGGCATCCAGGCCATCGCCAGCGCGATGGGGCAGTCTGACAAGCGACTATCGCTTCATGAAGACCGCCAGCGGCAAAGGCCACTCCCAGCCCGATCTGTACTTCCTGGTGGCCTTGGATCTGCAACTGATGCTGGTCTTCGACAAGATGGCGACGGGTGGCACGCGGATCAGCGCAGATGCCTTCAGCATCGATGCCCAAGAGTACGGCATCGCCACCCACCTGTTCTGACCTATCGCTTGACTGCCAGATAGGCGAACTGACCCTTGTCGTGGCGCTTGCAGAACAGGAAGCACTTCCTGTCGGCCTCTGCGGCCATCGCGTCCCTGCGATGCACGCCGCCGCAGTGTTCCCCGATGTGGTAGATGATGCGGTCGCCCTTTTCGGCTTCAATCAGGGTAGTCCAGAAATCGCCCGCCTTGCGCTTGCTGATGTCGATCACGGTCATTCTGTCACTCCGAAGTCGAGGTCATCTTCCATGTTCTTGCCGCGATCCTTGATGCCGGAAATCGCTGCGCCGGGGAAAGCCATCTTGACGGCTTCGACCAGACCGTTGCGGTGGGCGTGCAGGGCGATGGCGACCTCACGCATGGAGAAGATCACCATGTCTGGCCGCCGTGCGTAGGCTGCGGGCCAGTTGCGCCCGTCTTCGATGATCCCGTAGACCTTGCCCTCATATTTGTACTCCCAGATGGCCGGATCTGAGATTGGCTGTCCCGCCTTGTACGCCTCTTCGTCCATCGACTTGAGGCCGCGCAGGCACACCTCCACCCAGAACTTGACCTTGTCGGCGTCTTCCGAGTTGATCGCTTCGTTGAGGCCAGCCATCGCCTTGCCCCATTTCGCCGCGCTTTCGGGCGAGACGATTTCCGGCAGTCGGTCCACGCCCCACTTCTTGTCCATCTCGCGGACGGCCTGATCGAAAGGGCCGAGCGCGACATCGCATCTGATCTGCGGCGCCGTCGCCCCTGGGCTGACGATCCTGTCTTCCTTGCGCTGCCGTGTTGGTCTGTTCGCCATCGCTTCTCTCCTCCCTCTTTCCGTCAGGAAAATTTTCTCTTCATCAGCGCCATCCAGAACTCATGGATGGGCGTCAGGTTTTCGATCTCGCACACCATGCCCTCGCCTCTGCCGAAGTCTCGCTTGGTGGCGACTATCGCGAATTTCTGTCTGCTGATTCCGCCGATCACGTTCACCGCCATTTCATCACCTTCGACCTTATTTACGAGGACGGCGGCGTCTGCCTTAAAAGACGCCATGCTCTTAAAAAGCAGCCGCCCGTTTGTTCTCATGGTCCCTTTGACATCAATGCTGATTTCGCCGACCCACATATCAATGCCGCTGTCGATCCCCAGGGCGGTGATGCTGTAGTCAGCGTTCAGCAGTCGGGCCACCGCGACTTCTGCCATCACCCCGACGCGATCGATGCCAGCGCCGTCGTCATCAGCACGCCGCTGGTCCACGACTGCGGCTGACCGCGCCATCTGCCATCTTGCCATCGCCGCCTGCTCGACTGCGCTCATGTCTTTTCTGGTGAACTTGACGATGATCATCCTGCCCTCGTTTCCCCACTTCTCACCCCACCTACAATGTGCGCCTCACATCACCCCACCACCACCTCCCCCTAAAGGGGGAGAGGTGGGGTGGGGAACTGTGTTTTACCCCACTTCCCCACCTTTTCCCCACCTGTGAACTGCGAGGTGGGGAAACCTTCAGCATCAGACCTCATCATGCGAAATCCACTCTCCGACGATGATGACAGGCACCTCGCGGCCCTTCTTGCTGTCGAAGACCTTCTCGGTCGAAAGCACGTTGGTCTTGATCCAGGTGCGGATGATGGTCGAAACTTTGGCGCGTCCCTTCTTCTCGGTGATATCGATTCCGAGTAGATCGGCGATGGGAACGCCGACCCATTGCGGGGACTGCGAACTCTCTTTCAGCGGCTCTCCATTGGAATGAGCGGCGGCCACGATTTGTTGCGCCTTTTTGGCGTCTTTCGCGCTGATCCCATCAAATGCGTCGGGCAGCTTAAAAGGCACGCAGACGCCGATCCATTCGCCGTTGCCGATTTTAACGCCGTGCATCTTGCGATATACGGCGGCTTCGGCTGGTGGCGCCAGGTTCGCCTTGCCGTCATCCACGCGGAAGATGCTGCGGGCTTCTGCTTCATCGATGCCGTACCTGGCGGCGTCGTCTGCGGACAGGCGGTTGACGACCCGTGCGGCCCGCGCCGCCCCGATCAGAGATCCTGCGCCTCGCACGCTGTCGATGCTGGCATCTTCGCCGTTGCCTTTGCGGATGTGGTGGACCAGCCCGATGGCGCATTTGGTTTCGTCGGCCACGCGGCGGATCTCGGCGACGACGGCGTTCACGGCCATGTTGTCGTTCTCGTTGATGTTGTGTGCGCCGACGAAGGGGTCGATGAAGACGCAGCCGATCTGCTTTTCTGGAATCTTGCGGCAGAGGTATTCGACCAGCTTGGTGTTTGGCAGCACGCCGTCGCGTGTCTGGACACCGAACTTGAGGCTGAAGTCTCGGCCAGCGTTGACGAACAGGCGGCCCTGCACCTCTTCCGGCTTGATCCCATAGTGGCGCATGGCGGCCAGCACGCGGCGCTGGATTTCCTCCAGCGGG